AAATCGCTCTAGATAAATCTATGCTTTCACTAATGATGCGAGGTAAACGTAAGTTTCGTCACGAGCATAAGGTTCGTATCGCTCGTGTTTTAGGTCTCAAGATGGATTTTATCACATGGCCTTATTAAATTTATTTCTTATTTGGACAGTGCTGTTTGAAGTGGCGTTTCCACACCTACTCTCTCTCTCTCTTTTCGCCATTAGGTGCTGTCCATGTTCCTAACCATTCATATAGAAGATAAAGAAGAAAGAGTACAATTTGCACAGAAAGTGCGTAAAATTTTGGGTAAATCCAAAACATACATACCTGGAGCGCGAAAAGTCTGGAAGTCAGATATTGGTGTAAAGGCAACAATAGATGAAGAAACATATACATCTGTTATTGCTCTCATTGATCGCAAAGGTTATAACTATAATACAATAAAGGAGTAAAGATGAGTGGACTCTTAGAAGCTACCTATAGCGTGCCAAGCGCAGGTGAAAGTAGTTTTATGAAATTTGTCAAAGGCGAAAACAGATTCCGAATATTGGATAGACCAACATTAGGTTATCAATATTGGCAAGATGATAAAACGCCAGTTAGGATCAAAAAAGCAGGTGATGCACCAGCAGGAGAAAAGCCAAAGCACTTTTGGCAACTTCCAGTTTATAGTGCTGGTTCAGTCAAGGTTCTCGACATTACACAGAGTACTGTCCAGAAGCAACTTACAGAGCTAGATCGCAATAGTGAATGGGGAAACCTTAGAGACTATGATGTGATTGTCACTAAAAATGGTGATGGAATGGATACTACCTATACAGTAACTCCATGTCCTAAAGCACCATTAAATAAGGAAGCAGAGAAGATGTTCAAGTCTTTTAAAGAGACATATGAACCTGAGAAAGTGTTTGATGTTACACCTACTGCTGAAGATGAAGAAGAGCTGCCGTTTTAATGCCTTCTAAAGCATCACGTAAAGGCTACCAAGGTGAAGTTGAGGTCGTTGAATTGCTCCGCGACCTTGGCTTCATTGCCGAACGATCATGGGGTAGTGATGGTCGTAGCTTTGGAGAGAAGAGCGATATAGATGTTAAGGCTACCAAAGGTGACCTAACCATTTTAGTGCAGGTAAAGCGCAGAAAAAAGATTGCAGATTTTTTATCATTCAGGAATGCAGATGTAGTCATGGTTCGACAGGATCGTAAGCCTTGGCTATGGATCGTAAAGCATGAATGGATGAAGAAGTTATTTAAAAGCGGAATCGTAGAAACCCATAACCAAGAAAATGGCGTGTCTAAAGATCGTGATAGTCGTGATTCCGCTTCACTTTAACCAGGAGAGAGAATGCCACATCCAATGAAACCTAGTCCACGCGCAGCTTTAGTAGAAACAGTAGGTGATGCGATAGAGAAAGTGTTAAGAAAAACATTAGCCGATGAAGACCAACGCATGGATATAGCGTTAGAAGTATGTGATGAGGTGTTAAGAACCATAGATAACAAAACAAAAAAAAGAGAGGTAGTATGAGTTTATTTACGAATATAGAAGAAGTAGAAGATGATATAGAAATGGTATCAGACTGCTGTGGAGAACCAGTATACGAAGATCACGATATATGTTCAAGCTGTAAAGATCATTGTGGATCAGAGCTGGCTAATCTAGATGATTTTGATTGGGAGAGCAAATAACATGAGTTTATTTACGAATATAGAAGAAGTAGAATCGCAAGAGTTTTGCTGGAGTTCCTATCAACAGGAAGTAATTGAAAAATATAAAAAAGATTACGAATCATTAGAACAAGCAATTGTAGTGATTGACGCAGAAATACAAAGTATGCAGTCTACAATCAATGCATTAAGAGAACTAGTAAACTGGGAGAGCGAATGATATACGAAGAATATAATAAGTTCAGAGAGGACATGTTTGCGGAAGCATCAAAGATTAGTGATAATAAGTCTATTGAGTATACGATTAGTAATGAAGATAAATTTTATAATTTTAAGCATGTTGCGGAACGGCTTGGAATTACTTCAAAGCAGGCACTAATGGTATACGTTTTAAAACATGTCGATGCAATATGCAACGATGCAAAAACAGGAAAAACCCACAGCGATGAAACCACATACCAAAGGTGCTTAGACGTAGTTAATTATATGGTTTTATATGCTGCATTGGATAAGGAAAGCACACATGCAAATAATACTAAACCAAATGGAATTAAGGCTAGCCAAAGCACTAGCGAAAGCAAAAATGGATCAGAACCAAGCAAATGGAATGATTTCCAGCGGACCACGTAGTTTAGAAATAGATTTACGAGGTGTGAGCGGTGAATTAGCCGTCTGTAAGAAATATAATACCTATCCAGACATGGTGATAGGTCCTCATTATAGTGGTTACGATTTAATATATAATAACTTGAGAGTAGATGTAAAAACCACAAAGTTTAAAAGCGGTTATTTACAAGCCAAATTAAAAAAGAAACATACAGATTGTGACATATTTATATTAGTGCGTGATGAATCTCCTAAGTTTGTCTTAGAAGGATGGATACCATCTATAGATTTTTTAACGCAGGACAATATTATGGATCTTGGTTATGGCAATAAGTTTACATTGCAGGCGGATCAGTTAAGACCTATGGATCAGTTAGATCAACATGCATAGTATGACGAAAGGCAAGATAGGTGAACTGGCAATACGGCAAGACCTATTATCCAAAGGTTATAATGTATATCTACCAGAAGTAGATGTAACGCAGGTTGATATGATTGTTGAGACATCAAATTTTGCTATTAAGCGTGTCCAGATTAAATGTGTTACGAAATTACGCAGAGGCACAGCGGTAGAAGTAGATACCACGAAATATAAAGATAAAGATCGTGTTGATGTTATTGCAGTATACTATGAGCCTAAAAATATAATTGCATATGTACCATACCAGAATACGCATGCAATTAGTCTAGCATTAACAACAGGTAAGAATAATCAAACAAAGGGCAGGAAATGGTTCTATTCGTATGAGCAGTTTCCTGATTTCAGCTAATGATGAAAGTTATATCACTTGGATTAGGTGTACAAAGCACAGCAATGTACATGATGAGCAGTTTAGGAAGAATAGAACGCGCAGACCATGCAGTATTTAGTGATCCTGGAGCAGAGTTACCAAGGACCTACGAGATACTAGAATTTTTGCAGGATTGGGCAAAGTATAATAACGGCATACCAATACATGTCACAGATGAGAAAAATCTGTATAAAGATATTTTAAATCAAAAAAACTCTACTGGGCATAGATTTGCATCTATTCCAGGATTTACTGAAAATGGTGGGATGATACGTAGGCAGTGTACAAAGGAATATAAAATTGATCCAGTGATCAAAAAGATCCGTGAGCTGCATGGATTAAAGCCTAGGAAGCATATGCCAATGACGCAGGTATGGCTTGGTATATCCTTAGATGAAATACAGCGGATGAAGTATAGTCAAATACCGCGCGTTGAATACTATTATCCATTAATAGAAGGTAGGTTGAGTCGCGGTGATTGTATTCAGATGTTTGAGGAGTTTATGTTTCCAGTACCACCAAAATCTAGTTGCGTGTTTTGTCCGTATCATTCGGATCGTAATTGGAAAGAGTTAAAAGAAGTGTATCCTGAAAGTTGGGAGCAAGCAGTAAAAGTAGATGAATCAATTCGAGATATGTCGCAAAGAGGCAAGGAAGAACCAATTTATGTGCATAGATCGTGTAAACCATTAAAAGATGTAGAGTTCGTAGATCAACAAGAATTGTTTATGTGCGAAGAAGGATTTTGCGGATTATGAGTGACTTGAAAATAAAATATGCAGGCAGTATTGATTATGATGATGACAATGGTGAGTGGAGTGACGATATTATCTGGGGAAGTAATTATAAAGAGTTTATTGAAGATATGAAAGCACATATGAAAAAACGCAAGAATAGTAGTGTATTCTTTGCAGCAAAGTATGTGAACGACAGAGAGCGTGATATAACATCGCAGGTTAAGGCTGATTGCAATGGATGATTACTTTATAAAGCCTAGTACTGTTGATAATGAGGTATTAAGGAAAGGTAAAAAGAACCTAGATGCTACGCTTGCAGATAAATATATTTACTTTTGTACTAGTTGCAAGACATGCTGGGAAGTGACGAAAACAAAATGGCAAAAGCGTATTGAGTATTATGATAATTTTCCATCATATAAAAAGAAAAGAAAAGTTTGTGAAAGATGTACACCTGACAAAAGTGTGGAACATAAGGATGAATCCTAGGTTGGCCCTGGTTGACACAGCCATGTCAGGTGTTCGTATGCTAGATCTATTTAGTGGGATTGGTGGATTTCATAAAGGCTTTGCGCAGGCAGGTTACAAATTTGACTGGGTAGGCTTTAGCGAAATAGATAAGTATGCAAGCGCAGTGT